TATTAAACCAGCAGATCTAGCACAAATAAAAAAGATAGTAAATAATGCTGTTAAAGATATCGATGCTATAGAAGAAATTCAAGTTAACGTAGAAACAGTAACTAATTCTGTAGAAAGACCTAAGATCCGTATTCTATTGTGAAAGTTTCACGGGATAAGGATCAATAATGCAATCACTTAAAACACTACAACGAAATAAAAAAGAATTAAAAGAAGATTTATATAATCTTAACAGAGAAGTTAATCAACTCAATAAGCGTATAAAGGAGAAAATGGATAAACTAGATCGAGTAGATGACTTAATTCACCAGCAAACACAAGATATTAAAGTTTCAGAACATGCAGTGCTACGTTACGTAGAACGTGTTTTAAAAGTTGATACTGATGCTATACGCAATGCTTTATTACCAGATAAGGTAAAAGAGCAAGCGTTACGATTAGGCAGCGGCACTTATCCAATTTCTAACGGGATTCTTAAAATTGTTATTAAGGATAATGTAGTAACGACATGTTTAACTAAAGATATTAATGAATACTAAATAGAAAGGAAGAATTCCATGAAGAAAACTATTTTAATCTACTCAGGCGGTTTGGATAGCACATGCCTACTATCTCAACTACTAAAAGAAAAACAAGAAGTAATTTGCTTGAATTTTTACTACGGATCAAAACATAATCATTTAGAAAGAGCTTGTGCTGAAAAGATATGTCAACATTATAATATTCCTTTTAAGAAAGTGAATCTAGATTTTATCAATGATATGTTTAAATCAGATCTGTTGCAATCTGGGGGCAATATTCCAGAAGGTCATTATGAAGCTGATAATATGTCATCAACTGTTGTTCCTTTTAGAAATGGTATAATGCTATCAATAGCTACAGGTCTTGCCGAGAGTCTCCAGTGTACATCTGTAGCGATAGGAGCTCACGGAGGTGATCACCATATTTATCCAGATTGTCGACCTGATTTTACATCCGCTATGGAAAGAGCTATGATGTGCGGAACATCTAGTGGAGTAGAAATACAAGCGCCTTTTCTTAATATAGATAAAGGTGATATTGCTAAAATAGGGTTCGATAATGGTGCGCCTTTACACCTTACTTGGACGTGTTATAATCCTACTAATGGGATGCACTGCGGAAAATGCGGCGCATGTGTTGAACGTATTGAAGCCTTTAAAAAGCATGATGTCGATGATCCTACTTCTTACGTAGATAAGGATTTTGCATTAAAAGAGTTAAACTTAAAACAATAAGATACTTTTTTATTATTATTTATAGAGGAGTATCTCGTAAAAATTTATGGTATTAACTATGACAGCAGATAACAGCGCTTCTTGTTTTAGTACAAAGGTCTTATATCGATGGTATAAAACACACGTACCGGAAGAATTAGGTGATAAAAATTTTTTATCTAGTATAGAAAATATACCTTTAACTTACCTTCTTGACGATAAGAACTGGGTATCTATTGATGTATGGTCTACACTTTTGCATAATATACAGACAACTATTCATAACACTACAGGAGACACCAAGACAGCATATCAATTAGGTTATGAAACAACTATAGAAGCCCGATCTTTAGATCAATTAGCCTATTTACTGATAACGCCTTTAAATAGTATTATTGCAACGTTATCTGTCCATATTTTACGTAATATTAACTCTAATTTACTAATACAACTTCGCGGTCGACATAAACATGGAATTACTTTGGAGCAAACACCTCTAAGAAAAGAATGGTATAACAATGATGTATGTGCGTTTAATAGAGGTTCGATGCATGCAATTTTAGATATGCGTGGATATACTGATGTGTGTTTAGAAGAGCATACTTGTGCAGCACATAAAGGTGATAGTTGTACTTTTGAGGCTACGTGGACTAACAGAAGTATTATTAAAGCGCTAAAATTTTTAACTAAATAGGAGATATGGCTATGTTAAATATGAATCAGTTACAACAGTTAAAGGATGCATCGCACTTAATAGAAGGTCTTGTCAAAGATTCTAGTATTTACGCTAAAGGCGAAGGTAAAGAGAAAAAAACCCTACATAGAGTAGCTCTTAATTTGAGATGGTTAATTGCACAACAGCGAATTAAGCAAATAAAAAGCAAATAAAAATGTTACATATGTCACCGCAGCATTGGCTGGATAATATTCCTGATACAATACGTACTTCTTTCGGTAAATGGTATAGAGATAATGATGGGCCTGTTAGCTATTATTGGCTTCTAATGCAGATGTTTCGTGCGATAAAAGAAGAACCTATAAGCTGGCTCTATATGCAAAAACTACTCAAGGATGTAGGAAATATTGAGGATATTAAACAAGCAATTGATTTTTCTTCTAGTATACCCGATGAAGAGTTCGCTGCATTAAATCAATTAGAAAAGCACGAACAATATAAAGAAGATACAATACGTGAAGAGGTAGAAGAGGTAGGTAGCTCTAAGATACTTAAAGCTGCTATGAATACGTTGCATACATCGAAATTTAAGATATTTTTAGCACATATTTTTGGTAAGAAAGATACGATTGTTCTTGATCATTATATAGTAACTACGCATGAATGGAAAGGTAAGATTTACTTAACCGATTATAGCGTTTGTGCAAATGATGCTGAACCAGCTACGTGTCTACATATTATTTCGGAATTTTCTGCCCGTGAAAATCGCTATATTTATCATACGTCTTGTGGTACAGAATTTGCAGTAGTTACTAAAATATCAGAAGAAAAATTATTTAAATACTGTTCATACTGTGGTAAACACCTTAAATTTTTAGAAGATTGAGAGATATTTATTCATTCACAGCCCGTAGAGATACGCTGCTTGGCTTTTGAGCACGCTATATTAAAAAACGCCGCAATAGATCATATCATACGCAGAGGAAATGAGAATCTATTTATGCTACGCATATTCGAATGTGATAATCGAGTACAAATCAATGTTTATAGTCAAATAGGCGATCTATTCTTGGTATATTTTATCGATTAGCCTGCCTTTATACGTTATTATAGTATTTTACTATTATTTACAAGCCCAGAAGGGCAGGAGATAACTATGATAAAATTAAAAAATTTGTTAAAAACAATAAAAAAGGAAACAACGCTGCTGAAAGATATTCCGCAGTTTCAGCATGTTCCCTTAGAATTAGGTATAGACGACGAGGAAGAAAAAAGACGGATTATACGTCTAATCCAGAAACTTACTAAATAAGAATTCTTCACACTATGGAGATAATAAATGAGTCTTAAACAAAATCTATTAAACGCAACTAACAAAGTACTCTTTCAATTATTCAATCTTGATTCTTTACCTTCAGCAGATGGTAAACGTATAACTAAGCCTAGTGATATGGCAGCAGCAATAGATAATGCTATTAGTTCTCTGGGTACGAATAACTATATGTTCAATGCTTTAGATTGTTATCTAAAGTCAGAATCCGAAAGACAGCGCTGCTATAAAGAGTATGATACTATGGATGATGCTTCTGATGTTATTTCTACTGGTTTAGACATATACGCAGAAGATGCCACAGATTTTGATACTTTTATTAATTCTCGCGTTTGGATTACAGCTAATGATAGTGCAATAGCTACGGAAACTAATGAGTGGTTAAAAGCTATTAAGTTAGAAAAAAATCTACCTAAGATAGCTAGAAATTTAGCTAAATACGGTGACTTCTTTTTAAATCTACAATATGAAAAAGAAGAAAAAAATACTAATAATAGGCGCAATCAAACAACGCGTCAAATGTCTAGTGAGATTGTACGTATTGATACATCATACTATCCAGGTGATGTTATGCCTATAGTAAAAAATTATCATTTATTAGGCTTTTTTGTTAGTGATCAAGAAAAAGCACGTAAAGCAACATCTAATAATTTATATGCACCTTGGGAATTTATTCACTTTGCTATTCCAGGTGATTCTAATTTTATGCGTTATAATAATACTTCTACAATGACACAACGCGAAAGAGAAAATCAGGTTGAATACGGACAATCTCTTTTACGCGCTGCTAGAAGACCTTATAAAAGATCAAGTTTAATGCATGATATTTTAGCTATAGCTAGGATGACACGATCACCTTTACGTAGAATTTTTAAGTTTATGACTGAGACAGATAATCCGACTAAAGCTATTACTGACTTGGCTGTATTTAAAAAAGTCATGGAGAAAATTGGTGGTGTAGATAAAGCTAGTGAAGATATGTCTTATTCAGAACTTATGAATGTAATGACTAATGATGTTTATCTCCCTATTCTAAAAGATGCTAAAGGTGATTATTCTTTTGAAACAGTCGGTGGTGATGTTGACGTATCTAATATAGTTGATATAGAGATGTGGGATAATCGTTTATTCATGGCTTTACGTATTCCTAAAGAATATATGAATTTTAGTGAAGCTATGGGTGATAGATCTACGCTTTTATTAAAAGATATTCGTTATGCTAAGCGTATTAAAAAGTTACAAAGTGCTATTAAAGAAGGCATAAGAGAATTAGTTTTTATTTACTGGGCACTTAAGGGTAAGACATTAACGGAGCACGATTTTGATGTTAATATGGCTTCTACCTCTATTTCAGAAGATTTAGAACGTTTAGATTATTTCGGCAATGCTATATCTACAGCAGACGCTTTAACACGTATGCTTGAAAGTTTTGGTGAAGATGATGAAGGAGCCGAGGATGATGAATCGCCGGCTGCACAAAAGAAACCTATAGACAAAGGTTATCTTGTATACTATATCTTGAAAAATATAGTTAAACTACCTGAATTTGATATTGTTACTTTTTTTCCTGGAGCTCAGAAGTATATAGATAAAGAAGAAGAGCTTTCAAAAGAAGAAAAAAATAAGAAGCGTTCTACTGAAGAATTGGTAGAAAACAATAAAAAATTTATACAGAAAAAATTTAATGAAAAGTTTGGTCAAGATTTAAAAGAAGCTGCAGAAGCTTTAAACGCTAATCTGATAAAAGAATACAGAAAAGAAAATCCTAAGTTAGAGAAATTCGATTATTCTAACTTATTAGAGTATTGTAATTCTGTCGTTTTAAAAGCATCCAGAAAAACAAAGAGAGGTGCTAAATGATAGAGCAGCTCAATGTGTTAAAAGAGAGATATAAAGGGTATTACTTAAATAAAGGTAGTTACCGTAAGTATCTGATGAAGGTTGAATCAGCTAATACAGCTGAAGTTTACGATTATTTTTCTAAGTTAACTATACGTTTAGAGCACATAAGTAAATGTTCTGAATTATATAGTGCAACAAAAATGTATAAATTTATAGAAGATGTTTCAAATTTTCGCGGAGATTTATCTTATATTTCTTCAAAAGTTTTTGAATATAGAGGCCAGGGTATTAATAAAATATTTGGTGAAACGTATGATGTAGTAGCTTCTATAATTGAAGGTTTTGAACTAGAAGCCTGTTCTTATTTAGATACTTTGGATTCCACTTATTCATTATCGGAAGATGCTCAGTTGATTCAACGTAGAAGTCGGTTACAGAAAAATAAAAATGTGAAAGATCATATAAAATCTCGTTCAGCTAAATCTGCCTGGTTACGTAATAGAAAAAACTACGAAAAAGGGATTAAGAAATTTCATAAGTCTACAGCAGGTAAACAATTTCATAGAAATTTAAGTAGATATAATAGTTTAAGAAATAAAAGTGAGGACTTCGAAATCTCTGAGGATGATATTCTAGTCTTATCTAAAGGCGTTAGTTCTATGCAGACACACATTATCATAGAGATACAAAATGTTTTAAAAGATAACGTAGATATGTTAAACGAAGAGGTTACGCAGATAGTAGAAGTAATGCGTGATTTGTTTGAGCTATTTAACGTTGCTTTGATGAACTTAATAGAAGCCCGCTTTAATGGTGACAAAGAAATAGTGTTAGATGTTATTGATATTATAAATGAGTATTATCAGATTGCCGAGGCAACATGTTAAAATTAGAACGCGCTATTAAATCTGCTAAGAAGAGCTTTCCCGGAAAATTTTCTTGGGATGGTCATAATACTATTACCGTTAAATTTCCTAATGGTACAGTAGATACTTTTGACGTAAGAGATAAAGCCGTCGCTATGGTTACTATGAATAAGGCAAAAAGAACGCCAGGTAAGGCTTATCAAAGTTTATTAAAAAGAATGAAAAGGAGATAAAATGCCAGCAAATATAGTTAAAAGTTTTGCAAAAGATACAGGCAAGTCAGTGCCTGAAGTTGAGAAAATGTGGGATAAGGCAAAAGCTATGGCTGCTGATGAAGGCCAAGAAGATAATTACGCCTATATAACAGGAATATTAAAGAAAATGTTAGGGATAAAAGAAAGCGCTATAAAAAACTTAAAAGAAGCTATTCAAAGATTTCATGAAGTTGACTTAAGACAACGGTTAGGTTCTGAGTATTATGCACCACCGGAGATTGGTGGATGTTTATCGGCGCGTAAAACAGAAGATATGGATCATTTTTCATGCTATGCTTTTGGTGGTGGAACCATTAATGCAGGAAATGATCGTGTTAATATAGAAGTAGGTTCAACTTGTCCTTATGCTGCGACAGCTGATAAAGAAGCAGATTGGGAAAGAGCTGCTTTACAGTGTAATCATTATAAAGGTAGAATACAATAAATGTTAGAACTTGCCTTAATTAAAGCGTATATCTTATTGGAACGAGCTAACCCACCCGAATTAAAAGATGGTGAATATGCTGTTCCTATGCGCGTTAAGAAAAAGAATCGTAAGGTAAATCCTAAAACTAATAGGATGAAAAATTTTAAAAAGATTCAATATCATATAACTACAGTAGCACCAAAAGAACGCACTTTAAAAAATATACCTAGATATGCTGATGGTAAAGCTAAAGTAAACTTTATTCAGTGGTTAGGTATCAACCCAGTTATTGATGGTAATCACGGTAAAGGTACTGACGGTAAATGGTACGGTTGGTCACATCGTGCAGTACACGGCTTCCGGCCTGGAGATCGCGTTACAGGAGATAATCTAGGTAAAAAAGTTATATATGGTAAGTATACAAAAGCTGAAGTAGAGGCGATTAAAGCTGAGAAGGAAAAGGAAGCTGAGGCTGCAGGAGAAAAGCTTAAAGCCTTTTATTTACCTAAAGTAGGTGAACTAAACTATGATAATGCTACATACGAAAAAGATTTTGTGATTAAAGACGATGCTCATGCAAAGCAGGTTGCAAAAACTTTTGCTGATAATGTGAGTTAAACAAAATTAAAAATAGAGGAATAGAAGTATGCACAAGTTAAAAGAATTATTAGGTGAGATAGGTGAAGCAGAAAAAATGAATTATTCTGATCTTACTAATAAACAATTAGAAGTATTAAAATTGTTTGATATAAAAGAAAATCATATAAAAGGTATCACTAGTTCGGCTGTAAGTATTATGATTACTGTTGCTCATCCGCGTTTAGTTTTAAGTGGTTTAGATTTAAAAAAGATATCACAGCATCCATTATTTAGAGCTATAATGCCTGGTACCGGTAACAAAGAATTTACACTAGGAGTACGTAATGAATAAACTAAAGAAAATGCTTAGCGAGATTACAGTACGTGAACGCGAAAAAAGGATTGAGTTAGAAGCCTTACCACCAGAGTGTGAGGGTGTTAAGCCTTCTAAAATTGTTCAGGGTTTTATCAAAGAAGTCAAACAAGATAATAAACCTTTGTGCGATGTACGTATTCGTAATGAAAATGGGCGCTTTACTTTAACAGCTAAACATAGACCTACTTATTCAGAATCAACTACTTCTATATCTAAAGATACCTTCGAAACTCTTTGGAGAAAAGCTCGATCTAAACAAGAAAAAGCACGTTATAAATTACAATCGGGTTGGGTTGTTGATTCATTTAAAGATGGTCGCGTAGTCGCTGAATACGAATATGGTAAAGATAAGTTAAAAGCTTTTAGACCTGCAGGGTTTAAAGTAAAGGAAATTTTAAACTAGGGAGATACTCATGGATAGAGAGGTATTATCAAATTCAAAAGTTTCTTTTAGACGCGGTTCAGATAAGCCAGAAAAAGAAAAAGACTTTGTTGAAAGAGAAACTCCTTACGAAAAAGTAGCGGGTCAAACAAAGAAGGAAACCGAAAGGCTTCTAGAAAAAAGAATAGACGGGTAATTTAAAAAAGGATACACTTATGTTAGGAAGTATTAAACAAGGGGGGCGCGTAAAGTATGCAGGTGTTCCGCCCAAAAAGTTGTATCAATTTCTTGATACAAAGGGCGACGGTACTGGTATTAAAAACGCTAATGATGATTATAGTAGCAATGCCACTAAATTTTTCATAGAGCCAGCAGGTAATAACGGCGATATAAATACTATTGCTGAAACATATACGATACAAGAACTCGTTATAATGATATATGATCAGGATGCTACATTGGCTGATAAATATGGTCAGGCTGGTCAATTGGCTAATGGTATTACGATACAAAAAGTTGATGCTAATGATGTTGTTATAGAAGATTATACCGCAGCTTTGCCTATTGTACGCACAGGGCAATACGCACAATTAGGTAAACTAAATGGTACAGCGGGTACTAATTATGATATGATGCAAGTAGTTATTGATCTTGCAAAATTAAATTCAGGCGGTGCAACAGGTTGTCATTTATCAGGTATTGCAGGGGAGAAATTAGTTATTACTTTATCTGATAATTTTACTGCCCTAGAAGAACACTTATTTATTGCACGAGGTGAATACTTAGCTGAAGGTAGTTTTGTTGTAGCAGTAACTACATCTAGCACATCTAGTAGTTCAACTTCTAGTTCGAGTACCTTAAGTAGTTCAAGTACAAGTAGCTCAACAAGTTCAAGTACAAGTACCTTATCTAGTAGCTCGACATCTAGCAGCAGTTCAAGTACCTTATCTAGTAGCTCAACAAGTAGCAGTAGTTCAAGTACAAGTAGTTCAACGTCCAGTAGCAGTAGTTCAAGTACAAGCAGCTCAACATCTAGCTCAACCAGTTCTTCAAGTACGAGTAGCAGTAGTTCAAGTACAAGCAGCTCAACATCTAGCTCAACCAGTTCTTCAAGTACGAGTTCTAGCTCAAGCTCGACATCTAGTAGCTCCAGTTCAAGCTCGACCAGTTCAAGCTCTAGTACCTTATCGAGTACAAGTTCTAGCTCAAGTACTTTATCAACTTCGAGTACCTTATCGAGTACAAGTTCTAGCTCAAGTACTTTATCAACTTCGAGTACGCTATCAACATCTAGTTCAACTAGTTCTAGCTCAAGTACTTTATCAAGCTCAAGTACAAGTAGCTCAACAAGTTCAAGTACAAGTACTTTATCAAGTTCAAGTACAAGTTCTACGACTTCTAGTAGCTCAACAAGTTCAAGTACAAGTTCTACGACTTCTAGTAGCTCAACAAGTTCAAGTACAAGTTCTACGACTTCTAGTAGCTCAACAAGTTCTACAACTTCAAGCAGCTCAAGTACATTATCGAGTACTTCAAGTAGCTCCAGTACGTCATCCAGTTCCAGTAGCTCCAGTTCAAGCTCTACAAGCTCAACTCTAAGTAGTTCGAGTACAAGTACTTCAACATCTAGCTCTAGTTCAACTTCGAGTACTACAACAGTTGCACCTTGAGGACTATAGATGAAAAAGTTAAAAGAAACTATTAAATACCTCGATGAAGCAAAAGCTAAGTCGAGGTATTTCAATGTAGATTATAAAGATACTACTGATGGTGATTTACCTGTTGTAGATGTTAAAATTTCCTTAAAAAGACCCTTAAACATCTCTATACCAGGTGAATCAAAAGATTTAAGTAGAGATATTCAACGTAAGATTAATCGTTTAGATGATCACATAGAAGATCTTATAGCAGTATTATCGGAGGATACAAAATGAAGACATTAAAAGAATTAGTTGAACAGGCTCAAATGCTTCTAGGTTATTTTTACGATGATGAAGGTAATCTGTATACATATGATGATTTTGCTTCAATTGAAGAACGCTTGGTACGTACAAGAGTTGTTAGAAAAGGTCGTAGAGTTATTAAATGGAAAACTGATAGACCTGGTTATAAAGTAGCGTTTGTTAGTGGTCGACCTAAAGAAGTACGTATTAAACCTGCTGAACGTATAAAAAGAAAAAAAGGACAAAAGGCAGGTAAAAGAAAAAGAGTAGCAAAGAAGAGTCAAGCAGCTATTCGTAGAAAAAGATCACTAAGACTTGTCAGAAGATAATATGAATATTACTAATGTCGATGTGTCTAGCGCCTGTTATACTCACGGTAGAAAAGATAGAATTAAATACGGCATTATTCATTCCGTAAGCGCCAAAAATATAAAAGGATATGCACAAAATCCTTATGATATTAATGCAATTTTAGATCTATTTATAAAGAAGGGGCCTATTGATAAATTTTCTTGTCATTATTTAATAGATAGAGACGGATCTATCTATTGTATGGTTCCCTATAAAGATACAGCATGGCATGCAGGTGTGAGCGTTATACAAACGTCTAAGGGCTATGAAGTAAATCTAAATAATTCATCTGTAGGTATTGAACTAGTAGGTAAAGAAGGCGATCCTTTTACAACCGTACAATATGATAGACTCACAGATTTAGCTATATATCTAGAGATGATCGTACTATCTAGTAATTTAGGTCAAATAGATCACTGGGTAGGACATGACTGGATTGCAGGACAAATATCTGTATCTTTAAAGTTGAGAGCAATAGGCGATATAAAGAAAGATCCAGGGCCGTTATTCAATTGGGATATGTTTCTCAAGGAAAAGTATTATAAGAGGTATTTTCGCGCGATAGATCAAAGGAATAGCGCTAAAATAAAGGAATTAGAAACCTTTGATATGAGAAAGATGACTGCATTACAATTGATTAATACAGGCATCAAGAAGATCTTTAAAAATGACTAGAATACAGCGTATAAATGAAATAGCCCGAAAACAATTCCTAGGCGCAGCTGATCCAACCTTTATTCATCATGCGCAATATACTAAAGATCTACCCAAAGAAAACGAAACAGGTGCCCAATATTTTAAAACAGATACTATACGTGTAAAAGGTAAAAGACTATTTGAAGTAAAGTTTCGCACACGTAGTTCTGAGAAAACTGAAGTGTATATACAGAAAATCATTTTACGGGCGTTAGACGAGCTTATAAAAAGTAAACGTTCTAATATGACCTTGAGACAGAAAGTCTCTTATTCAGTGAATAAAGGTGATTTACAGATATATTGTCCCTGCGATGCATTTCTTTATTGGGGTTACCAGTATATAAATACTACAATGGATTCTATTCATCCGCGACATAAGATACTAATACCACCTGATGAGCGTAATCCACAGCGGCGAGGTATTATCTGTAAACATTTAGGCTTAGTATTAAACGTCTTACCTTTTAATATTTCCAAAATAACAAGTGATGTGCAAAACATCCTACAGCGGTAATCAACTGTCTAATATAAAAGTGCAAGGGTCTAAGACAGACAGTTGGACAGATGCCATACAACTCAGACAACGCAAGTATAGACAGACAAGATTTTGCGAACGCGAAATTTAAATAAAACTAAAGACTTTTGTTTGTTTTATAAAAAACGTTGATTTTTGCCCGTCGATTATAGTATATTACTTATTTTCAATAAGTTTAAGTTTTAATAATTAATATTTAAAAATTAATAAATTTATAATAATTAAAAGTTTTAAAATTAATATCTAAATATAATTAAATTACATTAAAATTAATAAATTAACTGAGCTTTAGCTCAGTCAGTCAGCTCGTCTGACTGTATCAGGAATAATAGCTCAAGCTTAGGGCTTCTACTTGAAAAACTTTCTTTAAGACATTAGACATTTATTTGAAAAAGCTTCACTTTCGGTATTATATTAAACAGTTTAGGATTTTTAAATAAAATCAAAGCTTTTTTCAACAACTACATAAATTTGAGAAAATTAAAGACATTTAACTTGTTCAGTCTATTTATTGAACAACCATATTTAAACAATTCAATGAGGAGGCACATTGATTAAATCTTTCAAAAAATATATAGGTATAGGTATAGTAATTGCCTTTGCTGTAATGTTGCTAGTAATGATAGCTTACTTAGGTATTACAGTATATAAGGAATTTAATACAGACATCAATAGACAATTAAATACATTAAAAGTATACCAACAAAAAGAAAAAGAATTAAAAGCTATTCAACAAACTTTATTAGTAGCTTATCCAAAAAGAATAGTCAATAAACCTAATAGTAAAAAGAAAATGCTTTCAGGTATTAATAAAATAGAGGCAGAAGTTTACAGCTTGATATTCTATAATTTATCCAATAATCAAAAGCATGCAACGCACTGGACAAATTTAGCTGCTCTTATTTATATAGAGTCTCAATATAATCCTACAGTTATTTCAAAAAAGAAAGCTAAAGGTATAAGTCAGCTACTAGAAAGTACGGGACGCGCAACTGCTGCAAAAAATGAGATGCTATATTTATCTAATAATAGTCTATGGCATGATATTACTAATTTGTATATCGGTCTAACATACTTTTGTGAGGGACTCCGCGATGATAAGAATCTTACTCACGCTATTAAGCGTTATTTAGGCGGCCCAAATTATGCTAAGTATAAGTATCAGAGCTCTATTAATAATTATTATAAAAGAGTAATCGACGAAGCTACTAAGTTGTTATATATTTATAAAGGCGTTAAAAAGGGGAAGTAACTATGTATGATGGTTTTATGTATATGCGCGAAATTATTGGTTTCTGGTTGGGCGTTATATGGTGTTTATTATATTACATAACGTGGCCCTTTTGGATTTTACCTTATAAATTAGTATACCACTTTAAGCATAGAAATGATCCGTGGTATAGAATCAGAAAGTTTGTTACTTAAGGCTGGGGATAATCATATGAAAGATACAATTAAATTTTGGTTAAAAGAATTAGGTTTAATGATTTTACGCGGTACTTTAGTAGCAGTAGCAACTGGTTTATTACTAGGCACAATTTATAATCTTCTACCTTAAGGATTTTATAATGGATACACAAGTTGTAAAAGAAATTAACGGAAAGCGTTACAATCGTTTTGATCAAGAAATAACCGGTTGTACTATTTGCGGTCATGCTACTGTTAATACTTCCATGGGTTTATGCGATTCTTGTTGGGAGTTAAAATCGCGTATGAGTCTTAACCCAGCATTAGCGCGCAAGATCTTGGGCGTAGTTATAGCCGAACAGCGCGGACATAAATGATGTAATTAAAACTTGTCAGTTAGACAAAGGAGAAATATAATGCCAATATTTGATGTAAAGAAACGCGAAGATTTATTATTAGCAAAAGATACTATTCTAAATTTTGCTAAATTACTTACTGATAATATCACCGAATTAATTAAAGAAGATAAACCTATAACAGGTCAAGAACTAACGCAATGCTTACAACGTTATAATACTAATAAGAAGCGTTTAAACGATTCCTGTAGCCGTGTTATGTCTGAAGTGCGGAAACATATTATAACTAGTCCTTTAATTCAAAAAGACCCAAACATAAATAGGGAGAAATAAAATGAAAGATAATAAACCAAAAATTTCAGGTATTGTAAAGGAAGAATTATTAGCAAAGCGTAGACGAGAACTTTGTAAGCGATTCTGCGCTAGCGCACCGAAGCTAAATCTATTTTATAGTGATAATATAACTACTTGCGATGAAAAAGAAGAACTTCAAGACTTTTTATTGAATTGTAATAATTTAGCTTTTGCTGCTACAGGTATTTCATTAATTGATGCTATATGGGGCATAGCTGATTCTGATTTTCAAAACGGTACTCAAGATCTATCTAACGACGTTATGGATGCGGTTCATGAATCTAAAAACTGAATATAAGCACATCTATTTTAGAAGATTAAACTATTCTAGTGCACCTAAACGTAAAACTTCTATATGGGGATGTTATAGTCTTAAAAATGATTTTTGTCTGGGTCTAGTTGAATGGCAATTTTCGTGGAGGCAGTATTGTTACTATCCAGAAATCCATACTCTTTATAGTAAAGACTGCCTTCAAGATATTCAGGATTTTATGCAAAAGTTAAGAGCTTTTGAATTAGCAGAGAGGAAGAAAAAGAATGATTAGAGTATTGCATGATGGCGAAAACCAAGAGATGCTTACAAATGAGCCAATGGAATTATATAACGTGTTTGCTTTCGGTAAATTTGAAGGTAGTACATTGGATGAAGTTATGGATGAAGAACCCAGTTATATCCGCTGGTGTATGGATTATGTAGATAATTTTGAAATATCCGATGAAGCCCTAGGTTATTTAGAAAGTCGGGAATAGTATGCCAACATGTATTTTACAAACTAAGGCTGATATACCAAATCCAGCGGGCCATGTATACTCTAAAGATATTTTAACTAAAATGCTTAAAGATGCTCAGTCTAAAATAGAAGAGCAGCGATTATTTATTATTAAGTCGGGAGAGTATTGTGAAGAGCCTCGTATTTCAGATTATGCAGCTATAGTACGCTCTATGACGTTTATAGATAAAGAAATTGAGGTTACCTTTGATTGGATATTTGAAGAATGTAAGTTTAAAAGTTTAAGTATGTTTGGTTACGGTAACGTAGATAAAGAGAATAAGATAAAAGCTTATCGTTTAGCATATCTACGTTTTATGCATAGTTAATAAGAAAGGAAAAATATTATGAGTCTTTTAGCTGAAGCAGGAATAACTACTATATTTGTTTTGTTGTTTACGCAATATATAACACTATTGTCTGATATTTTATTACAACGGCGTATTGATAAAATTGAAATATTATTTTGGTTAGTACCTTTTGTATCATTCTTTAGAGATATCATTGAAGGTCTTACTCAAAGATATAAAGAACCTGCATGTAAATTAGACCGCACAAGATTTGGTGCCGATATAGAAAGAGTCTGTAAAAGACATATAGTTAATTTTAATATAAATTCTCTCTATGGTTATCATATAAGAAATTTTGTTGATGATATTGTGCGAGAATCTAAAAAGGAGAATGAGCAATGAAAGATTATACAGTTTTAGTTTGTAGATATAGTGCAGACGGTTTAGAAGAAGAAGTTAATAAATATTTAGAAAAAGGTTATGTACTCGTAGGTGGTGTATCTGCAGCAATTTATCCTAATGCTTCTATAATATGGTCGCAAGCTGTCGCTATACCTTTACATGATCCACAATAGGAGAAACCTATGCTGTATATATTATGTGGCTTACCCGGTTCAGGTAAATCAACTTGGGCAAAATATAAAATAAAGACTTCTTTAGAAGAAGGGCAGATCACTTACTATATAAGTAAAGATGCTATTCGTACTATGTTACATACACGGTATGCTTTTGATCCTTTGTTAGAACCTATTATCTCAGATACGGCTAGAGATCTTTTATGTAATCTACTTGATGCAGAGTTGTTAATAGATATTATTATAGATGAAACACATATCACAAAAGATAAACGCCGTACTATTTTAAATATAGCACTAGACTATAGTGTACCTACTACCTGTGTTTATTTCACTGAGCAAAATAATAATTTAGAAAATCGATTAAATGATTCAAGAGGTATTACTGATAGAATATGGGACAGTGTTATTACTAAGATGAAAAAGAATTTTGAACCGCCTACAGTAGCCGAAGGTTTTAATAAGTTAATAACAGTTTCACCACAGGATATTGCAGAGATTCTTTGAGAAAACCTATATAGCGAAGGAGAATATACATGAATCAATTATCTATAACTGACGACGAAATAGTTAAGAGACTAAAAAGAGGTAGTACTTATAGAAAGCTTTCAGAAGAATTAAATACTTCTGAAAATACACTACGTTATAGAGCACAAAAACTTGGTTATAAACATAAAAGCAGAGTTGTTACATCAGTTATGCCTGGAGTTATTTCTAAAGAGACGTACTGTTTTAAAATATTATCTTTAAAAGAACCGCCTAATTGGGTTTCACCTAATATCAAACGAAGTATTCGGCGTTGGGGTTTAATATTTAGAGAGAATCATAGGCCTCTGTTTAACGATAGTTATACACACTATTTAAAAACAAAAGAAGTAACTATTAAAGGTCAAATATTAAATGATAGAATATGGGCCTGATTTTATCCTGTAAATAAAAATATAAAAAAGTTTATTTTTTTCTTGATTTCTTTCTTTTAAGAGTTTATATTAATAGTATAGAAAAGGAGAAAAAATGGCTTTAGTAAAATGTAAAAATTGTGGTAAGCTAACTAATACAGTTATCAGCGATCATATTCATAATATAGATAAGCCGCATCGAGCCGATAAGTGTTACGTCGCCTTAATTCAAGTTTCATCTACACGTAAGAATTACGTTAAAGGGTGCGCCTATAATGAAGCTCCTTTTTATGTAAAACAAAATGTCGATTTATTAATTGAAAATAATTTAGAATTTTAAAGGAGTTAAAATGAAAAAATCTTTAAAAGTACCTAAGTATCGATCTTTAATAGAAGATTATTTTAATTCAATTTATATAGCAGAGATGGTTGATGAACGTGCCGACTCTTTAGCTGAACGTTTAGGTTTGACAGGTTATACTAAAACCTTATTAACGATTTTTCTTAACCATCCAAAAGATATTCATTATACTTGGAAGTTAGTCTCAAGGCATTATCAACCTAGACCCGCAGTTTGGAGTGATTCTTCTTGGAAACGTGATTTACGTAAGAATTTGAAATTTTTGATAGATACAGGTTTTATAAAGAGAGTCAAAACAGGAGAGTATAAACTTGCATCTAAAATAACCTTAGAATTATATGAGCGTACGAAGAATTTAACTACTGATCATTTAGTAGGTAAGGATCTCAAGGTTTTTGTTGGTTGTCCTATAAAGAAACATGGTCAAGAATACTACATTGCTATGGCAGAAACCGAGAGCTGTAATTCTTTAGGCTTATCTCAATATGGTAGCTGTACTTCTTGTAGTGTTAGCCTAGTCTCTTGGGCAAAAGATGCTGAATGCCCATTTTGTCATAAATCTATTTATTTAACGTAGGAATTATTATGACAATACTCGATATGAATAATAAGATTAATCCTGATATGTTAAATGATATTCACAAAGAACATGCTGCACAGATCTTTAATAAGGATATATCAGAAGTAACGTATGCTGAAAGACGTGTGGCAAAAACAGTACAACTTTTGAAACATTATGGTGCATCCAAGAAAGCTGTTGTGAAAGTTCTTAAAGAAGATAGTACTAACTTTAGACTGATTAATTATGCTGAATTAGAAAAAAGATTAACAGCATTTATGCTAAAAAATAAAAGGAGTAACTATGTGTGAAGTATGCGATAAGCATTTTGCTGATATGGAACCTGACGATGTTCCTATTAAAAAAGCTACAGAAGAAACTCTCGAAAAATTTGGCTTAGGATCTGAAGACGTTAAAGAATCTGGTTATGACCAGTTATGGAATTACTTTGGTTCGTCTTATGCATCTTGGTTAACTATTCCTAGAATACTAATGCATGCAATGCCCGATGAGTGGCAAGAAAAGATGGCAAAGCTTCTTGAAGAATATCAAGATACTTTTCCTAATCAGCCTGATGTAGGTACTCGAGTGCATATAACAGACTTAAAGGGTAAGCTTATTAAGTGCCCTAAGTGGTTATTAAATTATCGACGCCCTAATCAAGCATGTATTAATGAGCTTAGAAAGGATTCAAATGGAGAATAATTTAACTTTTGAGCAGGCAGTTGCGAAATATCCACAATATTTAAGCATAACAGAAGAAGGTGCCTGTGAAACTATACGTTGTAATAAGAAAAATAGGTTGGCAGTTAATCAAACTTTAAAGGTTCTTAAGAATTTAAGAAAAGTTATTAAGACTGAACCTCTAAAAGGTTACGACTGTACGGATACGGGCTTTAAAAATACTGAATGTAATTGGGGTATTTGTGGAGAGAATCCGAAAGTGTTTCCCGATCCAGAAATGCATACTTGGCCCTATGATTTTATTCTATATAAAAGAGTAGCACCCCTATTTCTCGCTGAAGCTATTAGGTGTCCTTTAGATAAAAGAGACTCTAATGATTTAAATGGTTGTTTTTATAAATGTATGTTTTTTCGACATGAAAAACGAAGTAAGAAACTATCTCGAGAATACGTTCTTGAGAGACTAGATAATCAAATTAGGCATTGTCAAAATTTATTGCAGAGAAAAAGTAATGGTCTTAATTAACATAGGTTTCGTAATAATAAATTTAATTTTAGTCGGATTAAACTTAAAGATGCTAACTGAATACTGGAAAGATAAAAGTATAAAAGGGAGAAATAGACAATGAAATTATCTATAAGTTTAAACGAGATGCTAGAATTAGCTAAAGATTTTGATGCATTATGCGATGATATTGGTATCAATCCTTATTGTATGGCAGAAGGTTTAGCTACAGGATATGAAATACAAGAGATAGATATAGATGTAGCTAAGAGACACGGATTGTTAGATTAGTTAACTTTATACGGGAAGAGAAGGTGTAGTATGATTGGTTTAAAGGTAAAATACCATGATTGTTTGAAGAGAGAATTACAAGAAGCAGTTATTTTAGATAAAATTTTAATTGGCGCGGAATACTCTATGCAGTATAAAGAATCTCAAGCGTATTCTAAAACCGTTTATTTAGCCAAGATAACTAGTAATGAAATTATTGGTCAAACCCTTGATGAAGAACAGAATATTATAAATAAATATGGAAATGTTATTAAGGTAATAAAAATACATCCAGAAGATATTAAAGAAATATTACCAGCAGAAAGGGAGTGTTTAGATACAAAAGTGCCTACAGGTTATAAAGATAGAGATGGTGAGAATTTATTCTACGGTGATATAGTAGATGTTTCTAAATTTAATGGTATCTATGATTTTGAAGGTAAATGTAAAATAGAAATGAAACCTATTTTAACGTCATTAAAAAATAAAGACGACAGTCCTTCAACTCTTTGTAGATATTTTGATGAATTACCTACGTATTATTACTGCTGTAATCTCTGTAATGAAAAATTTAGGGAGTTCGATAAAGAAAAGAAAGCATGCCCGTCTTGTAAAGCAATCAATATTACGCTGTTACGTACAGCGTGGTCAGATCTTTTAAAGAAGGTCGAAAGTCCCGACTTGGAGGAAGATAAGATATGAAAATTCCTAGCCACTATACTTTAATTAATTTTGCAGAATTTAGAGCTGTATGTTACATGAATAAAACGTTTTACGGGAGGACGGGGCCTTTTTGTCATATTAAAAGACCTATACCACCAAAGCTTGCTGCAAGACCTTGTAAGGCTCGGTGGTGTCTACCTTGGAGGATTATGAAAAGATGGCAAAGACAGCTAGAAAAGAAATGAATGGTTGGTTATCACCTGATGCTAAGTTTATCTCTTGTGAGTATGGTAAGCACGATAAGTTTATCGAAGATTACTTAGGATTGTCTATTAATATTATAGAAAAGATGGGCTGGCAAAAGATAAATCAGAGTAAAGGCTCCGGCTGGTCTTATTATGGCAGTAGAGAGCCTAATTTTGAACAAAAAGAATGGATAAATAGAAAATTAAGAGAATGGAGAAAATAATGAATCCTGTAAAAGTAAAAATTAATAGAGATTGGTATAAAATAAATAATAGATGGTATCATTGCTGTACTACTGCTGACGGCCGTAGATATATAAATGGAATTTTGCAAGAGGATAAATAATTATGTTTTACAAATACTATTATCATAAACATACAGTATTATCCGATGGTTCATATAACATAACTATTAAGGGAGTGAGAAAAATACCTCTGCTATGGCGCTTTCTTGGTACAAAAGAGATCTATGAAACTTATAATGGTGAAAGTACTGTCTGGTATAATGTTGACGGTTTTATCAGGGCAACTACTTGTTTGGAATTACACTTAGCAGGTTGTGTATCATGGATTAAATATAGTAAACTTGATGAGAATAAAAGAGAAATTCCTTTTAATATTAACTATGGTGTTAAAGTTAAATTAACGGAAAGAGGTAGAGACATTTATTACCATAGGTATGATGAGCTTAATAAACTTAAAAGCCATGAAATAAAACCTTCATATCCTGAAGTAGACGAAGATGGTTATTTTAAAACAGCGTTATGGGATTTAATGAATATTTTTGGCTCACATTTTCGTTTAGATGAGAAACCACCCTTTTCGACTGAGATAATATTAATTAAAAAATAATAACAGAGGATACCGTATGAAAGTAAATATTACAGATGAAATAGATAGAAACAGCTTGCTTTCTCATTTTATTCTTGAAATGGATACGCCTACTATACAAAAAATAGTTAAGAAGATACGGGGCAAGAAACCTAGATCTATAGATGTGCAAATGACTGTTGAGGGTTATAGCGTCGACGTTAATAAGACTATGAAGCATATCGAGAGTCAATTAGAGAATTTAATAGAGAAGAGAGCAAAGAAACTATTTACAGAAAGATATGAGTCTATTATTACCGATAAGTTAGAACAGATAGGTGATATCGCTGACGATTTAAAAGAAAGACTCGACAATGAAGTAGACAAGAGAAAAGAAGACTGGGAGAAAGATTAAATGAATCTACAGGATAGAATATTTATAGATAAGCGAGGAAACAAGCACAGAGGCTTAATTAGATATGTCAAATACTTAGTGCATCGAGCTGTATCTATTTTATTAAAAAGATACTCTGATAAAGAAATACGCAAATTAAACGCTCGTATAGACGAATTAAATAAGCGTATTAGAACAGTAGAAATGGAGACTACTACTACTTATGGTAATAAGCCGATAGGACCTAGTTTAAATCAACCTTTTAGTTAAAGGAGAATAAAATGGCGATAGCACAGGTAAAGGCGACAGTCAACGAGTACGTATGGGATTGTCCAGCATGCGGTGAAAGCAACTATATAGAATATAAAGAAACAATAGTAAACTGTAGAAACTGCGATCATCCTTATGAGATTTTATACCCAGAGGTTAAAAACGACTCTGAAACTATTTTATTAAAAGAGTTAAATAATTTTTTTGATAAGACTAGAGTCAGCAGAGGAGAATAAAATGTCGTTACCTATTTGTAACAAATGCATAGATTCTTTTCTACCAGATCTTAAAGAACATATAGAAGAAGATGAAGTCTTTTATTTTGGAACGGATTGTAGCGTATGCAAAGAATCAGGTATTTTCCATTACGCAATACCGGAACAGCAGAAAGAAGGTATGTCTTGTTTAGAAACTATTAAAGATTTTTTGTTGAAAGTAAAACATAAAAAAGATAAATCAGGAGATAAAGATATGAAAAAAGAACCTACATCAGAAACTCATGCAAATGTAAAAGGTTACAGACCTGAATATTTAGATGATAGAGGTAAATGGCATGCTATACGTATGAAAACGACTGCTTGTGGTATAGAACGATCTAGGTTCAACAAAGAAATCATGTCTTTAACTAATTTAATGGGGTATGAAGCTGCACAAGCGCTTGCATGGGCTTTTTTAGCTAATTTTAAAGATAAGTGCAAAACTACGCGTATTGTACCTTACACTATTGATTTCTCTTATTCGACCTATAAAGAAGAATACGAGGCAGAAGAGATAACAGTCCATAAGGAAAAATAGTGGAAGTAGAAAACTGCGCCGTTTGTGATGTCCAGCCAAAAATAAGAAAAAGATATTTTCGCATATCTTATGAAATATTTTGTAAAAGATGTAAAATAATTACTTACGCAGTAAGAAGGAAAAAAGCTATACAAGCATGGAATACAATACAAAGGAGAAATAATGTCAGATGATTGGTTGAAAAAAGATATAAAGGTGTTTTATAAAGGCGTAGATATAACAGAACATGTAGGTACATGTGTTTGTCGTCATTGCTTAAAAAAGGTTAGAGCTTCTATAGATAAAGACTTACAGCGTAAAGAAAGACTCCTTGATAGTTTACAATTATTAGTTTAGAAAATTTTAAAGGAAGACTGGGTATGAAATTAAGAAGTAACTTTGTAGATGAACTAATCGATGATATAAAAAATAAACCTGAAACTTACAGGGATAATGGTGGATGGGGAGTAAAAAAAGATAATGTAGAAATATTTGGCTACGGGAATATGAGATTACTTTCAATTATTACTGTGAAAATAAATGAAAAATTAATGCCTTTATCCTTTCTAGATAGGTATCACTTAGAAGTAGCAGTAGGTAACTGGTATAAAAGGATAAAGCTCGATATATTAAAAAGGATATAACTATCAAGGAAAAGAAGATGAAGGGAATTAAAAATAGAGTACGAAAGTTTTTGTATTGTGATTTAAATATGGCTGATTCTATAAATAGAAATATGTTTTATGCAGCCTTAGCAGGTGGTTTAATAGCTATATTTATCATAATATTTGCCAAATGGTTATCAAGTTAACCCCTCAAGATTAAAGAGTAAAAGAGATATGAAATGTAGAAACTGTTTAAAAGAATTATTAAAACTAGCACCTGAAAAGGCTGAGGATATAATAAAAGCTGAACTCGAATTAAAAGAGCTTGCAGATAAAGAACAACAATATATTAAAATTATTAACGGTTTTTTAAACAATGCTCCAGATAAATATCATACCAACGAGCAATTTAAAAACATAGTTATAGATGCCGTAGCCTTATTGTTTATAGAGCCTTATTTTAGTAAATATGAGCCTAAGTCCATAGCTAAACATAAGGGAGAATGATATGTTAGAAGTTGTAATAGGATCGGGTGCTTTTAGTATTGCAGTCGGGTTGTGGTTTATTTCTTCACATTTACACGGCATAGAAATAGAATTAAAGCGCATATCCAACAGTTTAGACAATAAGGAGTAAGAGGTATGAGAGAATCGAACTATAATAAATTAAACTTCGGTCGTATGCTATCGGGGTATGATGGTGATAAGAATAATCATGGAGACTGTTTTCATTATGGTTCTGTAGGTGGCTGTGATGAATATTGTCCAGCTCTTAGAGAAGGTAATTGTGAAGTTCCGCAAGAAAACGCTGATTTAATTAGAAACGACGAGGAATTGTTGGAGATGTATCCAGGAATATCCCCCACTATTGAGAAAGGAAAAGAAGATGAATAAAGATTTAGAAGAAGTAATTGAAGTTGTTGGAGACTTAAACGATGCTTTTAGTTCTGAAGATATAGATGCAGAAATACAGATAATCACTAATGGAATGTGTTTCAGAGTAGAGTTTCTGAGTGCATTAGTATGTTCTTCAGAGGATGATGAAAGGCTCTTTGATGAAGATAATAACGAGTATGAACCTTGGAACCATTGTATAAAAAGAATCATAAAGGAATTAGTGAACTTGGATGATTTTAAACACATGTCAGAAATTTTAGATAAGGAAGCACAATGAATAAAGAACCTTTGAATTGCCCTTTTTGTGGTGGCAAAGCTTATAAGCTACCGTTAGGTGAAGACGATAGTAATATAGCTGCAAATACATGGTGTCTCGGAGATGTAAATTGTCCTCTTAGAGATATATCTATACCGATACATAAATGGAACACTCGCACAGCCTCCCGAACAGATAAGAAGGAATCCCAACAACCAGAGACTAAGGAGTGTAATAACTGTATTGAACAATTTAAAGATACAGCAGAGCATCTTAATGCTATCTTAGATAATTTTGGTATTCAAAGTGATGAATCAAGAAAGATTCAACTATCAGAATTATCAAGAATAATCTATAAGCGTATTACAACGGCACAGGCACAATAGAAGGGAAGGTGTAGTAATGGATATTGAATTATACGAAAAAGCACAAAAGGGACTAACGAACTTAGAAAATTACGAAAGTATTAAGTTAGAGTTTCGTTTATTTGACGGAAAAGAAATAAAAGTTGTATCTAAAAATATATCACCTGAAGATTTATATTGGATTGGTGATTCTATTAACGCGTTGCTCGAGGAGATACCTCCAGTAACCCCAGATAGAGAGTCTAATTAAACAATGGAATGGATATCAGTAAAAATAAAACAGTTGTTTTGTTTGCATAAGTGGAGAAAGGGTATTGTTAATTTTGAATGGACACCAAACCCTTTTAAATTTGGTTTAATTTGGGGCGAAGGTTATTACGAACCTTATCACTGCGTAAAATGTGGTAAACACATAACATGTAATTCTATACCGATAAGTTGGGAGGATTAAATGAAAAGAGTGCTTAAGAGGATAGAGAATCCTCATTTTAAAAAACAAGGGAAGGTTAATTGGTGTGATGGGTGTGTTATTAACCATGGCTGGTTGTACTGGAGTCCGTAATTTCCCCTGTGAAAATGCTAAATACATTTGGGTCTTAGACAAGGAAGAGAGTAAATAATGGTGTCATTTGATGACTGTTGTAAAGATAAAACTTGTAAGCATCATTGGACAAATTTAACTGTTAGAGAATTGTATCGTATACATACGGAGAATAATTGCACTTGCAACGGTGCGTGTATAAAAGTGGATTCCAACAATAATAAAGAGGAGGAGTGAATGGATGAGAAGATCAATGTTGAAGATGATACAATTGCGCTCGAAGCAATGTTTGATATTTTAGATCAAGTGAGCAATAACAAAGATACGAGAATAGAATATTGTGCCTTATATAGGAAAGATAAGGAGAAAAAGAAATGAACGATTGGTTATCACCGGATGCTATTAGAAAAATAAAATGTAGTGTTTTTTCATATTAGAGATTATATTAATAAATAACATTGCAAGTGTCATATAGCTGTATATGCTTCGCTGACTTGGAAGGGCAGGGCACATACAGATTTCGCCGCACGGGTGTTTACTTTGAGAGCTAAGGGTAAGTAACAATTTTTTGCGGAATTCTACTTACCCTTTTTATTCCTCCTACAAAAAGTAATAATATTTATTATCCATAATAAACATTTCAAGTTTTAGACAGTTCTACCCCCTAACAGTAATAACTGCGCATATACGCAAAGTATTCCCTATTTAAACGCAGAATATCAAGTGTCTAGACCGGTATTCCAACGGTTTATATTTATTTATGATTAAACAGCAGGCAAAACCAGCTGATTTTTAACATTTAACAAGGTTTTACGTATATGCAAGAGTTGAAAGAACGTTTTGATGGTTTGAACATTATCACAGAGCGAACAGCTAACGGCAAGACTATCTATAAGTTTAGAGGACCATTTCAGGAAATGAATGATATCCGTAATAATAAGAATCGTAACGGACGTGTCTATACGAGAAAGCTTTGGGAAAAAGTCTTGCAAGATGAAAACGTGCTTGAACGCTTAAATTCAAAGCGTATGCTTGGAGAATTGGATCATCCGACAGATGATGGCCAGATTCGTAGAACAAGTCATATTGTTACTAAGATAAAACCAAATTATAACGAAGGTATTATATACGGAGAGTTGGAACTTCTAAATCATGATCAGGGTGATGCTGCTTTATTACGCGCATTAGTCGATCAAGGAGTACAGCTTTGTGTTAGTAGTAGAGCCTATGGAGACTTTTTGGAAGACGGACGCACTATTGATCCAGATACTTTTAAGTTGACTACATGGGACGTTGTTTTAGATCCTTCTGTATCTATCGCGCAATTGAACAAGGTTTCCGAATCTGTCAATAAAGCTTTAGACGGAGAATCAAGAGCACGGAGCAATTTCGTTGAACGTACATCATTCAGCGAAAAATTAAAAGATGAACAATTAAATGAACATAAGTCTGGAGGACTAACAATGGACGAATTAAAAAAATTGATGACTGAGAACAAAGAATTAGCAGTAGCTAATGGTATTCATGAGACAAATATTGGACACATGAAAACTTTACTTGATGAAAAGAATAAAGCTCTTGAGACCACTGAATCTGCATTAAGCGAAAATAAAGAAAAATTGGAAACTTTAAGCGCAGACGCTGAAAAATCTGCTGATCTTTTAGAAAAAGCTACAGCTGAAAATAAAGAGCTAAAAGAAAAGAATGAAGCTCTTGAAGCAAAACTTAAAGAATACGAAGAGATTGAAGAGCAAGCAGTTGAAGCTATTGAAACTCTTAAAGAAGAAAAAGAAGAGCTAGTAGCTAAAGTTGAAGAGCAGGAAAAGCTTGGTGAAGAAGCGGCTGAAGTAATCAATAATCTAGTTGATAAAAAAGACGAGTCTAAAAAAGATGAATCTTCAGAGAAAAAAGATGAATCTAAGAAAGACGAATCTGAAGAGAAAAAAGACGAGTCTAAAAAAGAAGCTGATATGGATAAGGGCGACGAAGAAAAGTCTGACGAGAAAAAAGAAGCAGATATGAATAAAGATGACGATGACGAAGAAGACGACGAAGAAAAGTCTGACGAGAAAAAAGAAGCAGCTCATCGTGAAGACATCTCAGCTAGAATGTTTGAAGCAGTTGCAGGAAAGAAATACGAAAAGAAATAATTGGTTATGTGCAGATTAACCTCTGCACTTTACCTAACAACTGAGCGCACTTTCGCAAGATGACAGTTAGGATTTAATTTGACAACTTTAACGAAAGAGTAAATATTATGTTAACAGAAGACAAAGTTTATGGAAACGCTCAGGTCGTAGAAGGCCTTAGAGTAGCAGAAAGAAGTGATGAGCTTGGTGGATACGCCAAAAGAGCCATTGATATGTATGAACAGATGAATGGTAAACAACCTAACGTTATGTGGAGATCCGCTCTCGGACACATACTTGAAAATTTCAATACTTTTCAACAGAGTTTACAGGAAACTGTTACACAAGCCTCAATGCCTTTCCTTCAAGATTACGGTTTTGAATTAATTATCGCTTTAATGCCAGGTCTTATTGCTGATAGAGTATTCCAGACACAACCTGCGAAATACAAAAACTATTCAGTATTTTACCAAAATTATCAGTATGGAAATACTAAGGGTACAACTACTGCAAACGATAATGCAATTACTTCTCTTACAGCCGATGCTATCAATGATGACTATACTAAAGATTCAGAAGTAGACAAAACTATCGGTACAGGTGATGGTGCTACAGCTGCTTATTCAGTATTAGCAGGCGTTCTTTATGTTCCTGTTGTTGCAAGTTCTGTTGCTATTTCTTCTACAGATGTTGGTGACAATGCAATGGCTGTTGTTGATGATGGCGCAGGCGCTTTAACTGGCGATGTTGCTGCTCCTGGAACTATTAACTATACAACTGGTGCACTTTCTTTTACATTTAATGCAAATGTAAAAGATGGAACAGCTGTTCTTCTTACTTACGAATATGTAGGTGAAGGATCAACTACTAATGCAATGCAGTACAATATGGTTATCAGTGAGAAGACTGGTCAGGCAAAAGAAAGACGTTTACGTTACAATTTCTCAATTGAATCACAATTCTCTTACAGACAACAGTTCGGTCGTTCAATGGACGGGGATTTGTTAGCCGCTTCTATTATGGAAATAAGGAAAGAGATTGATCAAGATCTTATTCTTTATGGAAATACAGTAGCCGCAACAACAACTGGTGCTAATGCATCTGCTGGAACAGTTACATGGGACAGAACACCAGATACAGGCGTTCAGTATTTCTTCTGGAGAGAACAGTTTATCGATACCCTTATAGAAGCTGGAAACCTTATAGTAAAAGCAACTGGTTTAGGCCAGGGTAATGTTGCCGTTGGCGGTATTACATTTAAGAACGTAGTTGAAACTATTGGACCACGTTTTAAATCAGCTAATACTTCACAGGTTAAAGGTTCAAGATTCATCGGTACAATTGATGGTAACATTGATTGTTTTTACGAACCAGCTATGGCTGATGCTAAGTTCTTCGTAACATATAAGAGCGATAATCCATTAGAAGTAGGTATTGCTTACAATCCATGGATGCCTCTATATGCTTCAGATCCACATATGCTTGATAATGGTAAGCTTCACAGATACTTGATTACATCTTCTGGAAAGCTTCTTATTAATCCTAAGTTGTATGTTGGTGGAACTATAACTACGTCATAACCGACCTCCGAAAGGTTATTTCATAACAGAGGGGTAGGGTATATTTCTTATCCTACCCTTTTTATTAACTATTTAAAAAGGTAAGACAAATGGCACAGAAATATGTAATAGCAAAAAATGTTACGGAAGTTCCTCTAGGTTTTTCTACTTTTGGTGGTGGACGAGTAACATTAGATAAGATAGGTGCTCGTAAAAGTGAGCTAAAGATTCTCATTGATGAAGAAAGAGAAGAAGAGGCTTTACGTTATTATAAAGCTCTAAGAGAGGTCCCAGGTTTGGTTCTCACATTCTCAGAAAATACACCTCTACCTGAAGACAAATTAAAACGTTTAGTTGTTACTACTCCAGATAATGTAAATAAAAGTGTATTAGCTCGCGTAGATTTCATGAGAAAGAAACAAGAAAAAGAATCTAAAGCTAAAAGACTTACGGATTCAAGATTAGCCAGAGCTAAAGCAGAAGCAGCAATTAAAGCAGGTAAATCATCTAAAGAAGTTGATAAAGCTGTTAAAGATGCTTTTATTCGTGAACCAATACCTGCTGATGATCCAGATCTAGCTGAAGTAACTCTTCCAGAAGAAGGTGTAGAACTTTCTCCAGAAGTAGTAAAAGCTATGTCCGATCATGATCTTTTAGATATTGCTAAACAATTAGAAGTAGCAACTGAAGGTATTGAACGAGCAGCTGTCGAAGAAGCTATCCTAGCAGCTTCAGCAGAAACTGAATAAGTATATTATGTGCCTCTTCGCTGAGGCACTTTTTCATAGAGGGAATTATAATGTCTTTTCAAAATGATATAAAGTACGCATTAGGACACCCTTTAATTGATGTCGAATTAGAAGATAAACCAGGTACAGCAGAAGATTCTTATTCTCATATAGAAGAGCGTACTCTGCGTAGTATAGCTGATTATCATCCTCAAGAATACATTGTAAGAAAAGATGTACCATCAGCAGGTAGTGGTGTAGGCGAAGGTTATCTCGATGTATCAAGTGACGGTTTTTTAGGTATTACCGATGTATATCCAATAGTACCTAAAGCAAGTAATGAAGTATTACTACCATGGTCTTTTGTTCATGTGTGGGAACAATCGTGGTTAGGACAGAAAGACTTTGCTGGAACAGATTTTTTAGTTTGGCAAAATAGTATAGCGCAAATCAGACAGGTAACTAATACAGTTTACGCCTGGCGTTATTATAAACCAGAAGAAAAGGTTTATGTTACTAATATACCTTCGTATGCAACAGGTGTTGGTGTTAGAGGTCTAAAGAGAATCACTAAGATAGGTGATTTAGATACAGCTAGTACTTTATATGAGTACGCTCTAAAACTAGCTGTAGGCTTTGCAAAACAGTCCATAGGATTAGTATTACGTAAATATAACGTTGATGGTATGGAGATGCCGGGTAGCGATTATATTAATGAAGGTAAAGAAGAAGTATCCGAAGCGTTAGAATGGATTCATAAAGAAGCGGTATATCCAGGTGGATTAAATACTTAATGAGACTAAAATTCAAGAGTTTTGAGTTAGATTTAAAGAGTAAAGTATTATCTTTCATTGCTATTCTTTTGCTTGCTGTATTAGCGCTCTACGCGCTTCATATAACAGAAGAATATTTAATCGGTGATACTATTGAGCATGTAGAAGAAAAATAGTATGTATAAATTAGAAGCACTTTTAGAAGAAATCTTATCTGAGAAAATTAAACGTAAGAAAGTAGTTCGGCGAGGCAAACTTATATGGAAGACTTTTACAACTAAACCAGGTTTTAAAATTGTTTTTAAAGGTGGTAAACCTATTGAAGTAAGGGTGACACCTGCAGAGGCTAAAAAGATGCGTAAAGCAGCTAAAAGAGCCGCCCGTACTGGTAGACATAGTAGAGGAGCAGCAGCTAGGCAGATGAAAAAATCTTTACTGAAAATAAGTAAAAAAGGTCAAAAGCAAACAGATACTGATGATCTTATACCGACAGAAACTTTAGGAGAAAATACAATGAAGAATTTAAAAGAAACTTTAAGCAAAGTAGATGAAGCAAGAAAACCTAGAACCGTCGATCAACTTATTCGCATGTTAGTCGATGAAGGTTTCGATACAGATGATGCTATAGAATTTGTCTTTGATTCTTTGAGTAATGCAACTAAGAAGAAGGTAATAGATGATGCTATGGTTGAGTTTGATAAATGGAAGAAGAGCATCAGCGGCGATTAATAGGAGAATGTAATGAAAAATTTAAAAGAAGCACTTCAAAGAGTTTCACTTATTGAGGTCAAATCATTTACTAAAATGACGGATAAAGAACTAATAGCTTGGTTAAAAAAGAATTGGACTGAGGAACCTGTTTCTCCTGTATTTGGTCGGCATTTAAAAAATGCAAATAAAGAACTATTAAAGCGCGGTTTAAAATTTAAATAAGAGAGATATCAAAAATGAAAAATTTAAAAGAAGCACTTCAAAGAGTTTATGAAGCTGAGATAGATAAAGCAGCCGTAAAAGCTGCAGCGATGAAAAAGGCTAAGCAAGCATTCGGTGATAAACTAGATCAGAAAAAAGTAGACGGCATGGTTGATAAAGCTATTTCAATGGCTAAAGATACAGAAGATGCTGTAGGTATTGTATTAGGATTTTTTGACGAAAAATAAAAGGTAAGTAAAAATGATAAGCGTATTAGTCAATGCATGCAATAAGACTAATTCCGATCCCGTAGTTGATGCACGTAGTTGCGCTAAAAAAGGATATTTAGTAGCAGCTAATAATACAGGACGTTGGGGATTAGCAGAAGGTAAGCCAAATTTTGTTAGAATAAATATTACAGATACGGATGATTTATCCGCAGTACAGAATTATGTAAAGAATGTATCGCGACAAGTCGAAGTAGTTACTAGAGAGCACGTTGGCGTAACAGACACTTATAAAGTTAGAATACAGGCGATAGCTGATACAATAGGTAAGACTCCTTGCGGACAAATTTCTAAAGATGAATCTGACGCATTTCTTTTAACCTTTGGTTCCACCGGCATAGTAGGACAGTTGAATGGTGTAGATGCTGAATGGACTGTATTTAACGCTGTATCTAATACAGGTTTCTTTTCTTATGGTGAGGAAGAAGAGTATATCAAGTATACTGAATTACTCCATACGCCAGGAACAGGTGTACATAGAATACGAGTAGATTATTCATTATCAAGTTTAACAGATAAAGCAGCTATAGAAGCTGTTGTAATAGATGCAGGTTGTGCTGTTGTTTCACATGATACGGGTAAAGGTCTTATGGTCATAGAAGTTAAAGGATCTACTGTATTTAACAGTTTTGCGCAACATACAAGAGAACATTTTAGTGATTGTGTATGTAAGTCACAGTATTACTTTGCTGATAAGGCTGCAGGTACTGTCGATATCGAAAAACAGCCGGTTAAACTAACGCGTATAAGCGGAGATCTATTTACAAGTTATACAGTTGATAATACTGTTACATTAGGAGATATTTCAATGACTGTATCTTCTATTAGTGATGACGATACTATGTATGTAGCAGGCGATATTGATGATGTTTCTACTATTGTTCTAGCTAGAGCATCAGATCCTTCTTTAGAATCTACAGTTTCTGTCGAGAATCAGCCGGCTAAAGTAACTTATAGTACAGGCGATCAATTTACAGATATTGAAGTAGGAGACGGTTTATGTATTAATAGCAATCAGGTTGCTAAAGTATCTTCCAAGTCAAGCCCTTTAATATTATTTATAGAAGCGGGTGCATGGAGCACAGTAGAAGGTGCAACGTATACAAATTCGATAACAGAAAATGCGTGCGTAACTAATGCCTCAGGAACTTTAGAAATGACAATGGCAGAGTTTACAACTGCTTTAACAGATAAGATGAGCTAATGGCAACAACAGAAAAATACTCAATAGGATCTGCTGCTAATTATAGTACTGGTACAGTAACAACTGGTGGCGCAAGTAATTTAACTGTTACTTTATCCGGTGGTACTTTTCCTACTTATATAGGTGAAGGTGATCTTATAGTAATGAGTGCTGTAAATTATTACGTAGAATCTAGAGATAGTGATACGCAAGTTACTTTACAATCGTGGCAAACTGTTCCATCTCATTCTGGCATAGCTTATACAATAGGTAGAGCTTATTCTAATTTTAGTGCTTTTGAAACGGCGCAACAGCAAGATTGCGTTGCTAATGATGTTATAATAAAAGGCGTGATGCGCGCGGATTCTACTTTTACAGGCGATACTAATCGATTTAATATACAGGGTTGGACTTTTGATGCTACAAGATATCTCTGGATAACAACAGTTGAATCGGAGAGGCATTTAGGTGTATTTGATGCCGGCGTTGTAATAGATGCTTCATTATGGAGTAGCGTCGGTTTGGCTGTAGGCGGATATCTCTTATTGGAGTGGTTAGAGATAAAAAATATGACCAATACCTATGCAAAAACTATAGAATTTAGAGGACAGCAGCATGTTTGTCGTTATAATATATTTCGAGATAATGACTCGTCAGGTGCAGTAATACATTTTCACAATGGTAATTCTAGCTGGGATAATGATATTCACGATAATATTTTTGCGGACAATAATACTGTAGCTATATTTAGTTATCAAACTAGTATTGCCCAACCAGGCAATCGTATATTGAATAATATTGTTTATAATAACGCTACGGGTATAGCTTCTCTAGGTACTAGATCGGCTAGTCTCAATCGGGATCTTGTTAGAAATAATATTGTGCTAGATAATACTACCCAGAATATTGATACTAATTGGTCTGGCAGTAGATGGTCAATGGTTGCAGACAAGAATCTAGTTAATGGAAATGATGCTTTTCCTACTTCACCAAGTTCACCAGATACAAATACTATATATGTTATTGCTGATGAAGTATTTACAGATAAAGATAATAATGACTTTAGTAGTAAAGAAGGATCTCCAGGTATATTTTATGGCAATAATGAATCGGGAAATACGAGATTAAGTAATGATCTTTGTATTAATGGTATTGTTCGAAATACTAATGCACAACCTTGGGATTGCGGTGCTTTTAAAAATACTACTATTGTAAGTCGCATAGGTACAGGCACATGGTCAGGAACCGTTAATACAACTGTAACTACTAAGAAAGTAGATTGGATTTCTGGAGATAAATTTGATAGTTACGGCTTCAGAGATGGATCTACTATAACCATTAATTCAGTAGATTATGTTATTGATTATGTAGAAACAGATGAAATTTTATATCTAATAGGAGATCCAGGAACACAATCTGGTGTTTCCTTTTCTATAGCAAATAGAGATTATACTACTATGACTGCATGGGAAACAGCGACAGCTTCTGATCTTACGTCAACAGAACGTATCTGGAAGGGAGAAACCTATGCTGATTCTACTTTTGATGAGCTTACTGTTTTAGCAGGTGTGACAACTAGTACATCTTATTATCAGTGGTTAACAGTCGCAGAAGGGCAACGACATAGTGGAAATGCCTTTAGTGGAGGTGTAGTAGTAGATAGAGGAGGAAAAGTCGGTACCGTTGTGACTATGAGTACGAACTATGCTAGAGTCGAATGGCTGAGAATAACTAATTGGAGTAGTACATATAGTGGTGTAGCCGTCCCTTCTGGACCTACGGGTACCATTTGTAACAAATTAATAATACACGATGCCACTAATACATCCGGTTATTCTTTAACGGGAATATCTATTCTTGTAACCGCAACCCTTCGGACAGTGACAAATTGTATTATATATAATTTAAAATCTACGGCTGCGGTACCTACTGCTAATACTACAGGCATAGCTGCAAGTTATTTACAAAGAGTTTATAATAATACCGTATATAATATAGAAGCATCAAGCACTGCTAATGCAGTTATAGGTATACGTAATTCTAATGCTACTACATACGTAGCAAATAATATAGTACTAGATGTTATAGGAGGTGTTCTTAATGCGTGTTATTCAGCAGCTTTCGATAGTAATTCGAAAAATAATATGTCGTCTGATGCGACTGCTACAAGTGCCAATTCTTTAATAAATAAATCAGCAGTTGATCAGTTTACTTCGATAACAGCAAGTGCTGAAGATCTTAGTTTAAAGCCTTTTTCAGAAGCTATTGAAGCCGGTACCTACTTAGCTGCTATTGATTTAGCAACGGATGCCGCGGGTGAAGCTAGACCAGAAAGCGGTTCAGGTTCGGATTGGGATATGGGAGCTTTACATAGCGTTGTAGTAACTACTTCAATAGGCACTGATGTTTCAAGAACCTACTCTACTTTTGCAGCTTGGGAAACGGGTGAGCAAGGCGATTTAGTTGCACAGAATAGAATAAGAAAAGGTTTATATTATGGTGATACCGTATTAACGGCTGGATGCGTAATAGCA